CAATCGTGTTCTATCAGGTAATCAAGGGTGAAATCCACATCATTGACCACTTTGCAGGTTCAGGCTTGGCTATGGATGACTATCTATCCGTAATCAAGTCAAAGGCTTACAAGTACGGCAAACACTGGTTGCCACATGACGCCAAGGCTAAGACTCTGGCTTCTGGCGGTAAGTCTATTCAAGAGATGGCTCAGAAAGAATTGGGGTTCGCAAATGTCAGAATCGTGCCAGATTTATCGTTGCAGGATGGAATTCAAGCTGTCCGAGCATTATTTCCAAGACTTTGGATGGACGCCGAACGCTGCAAAGAGCATGGATTGCTGGAATCTCTGCGCCAATACCAGCGGGAATGGGATGACGACAAGAAGCGCTATCGTGATCGACCAAGACACGATTGGACGAGCCACGGGTGCGACAGTGTTCGGTATATGGCAATAGCTTGGAGAGAGGACTTTAAGCAGGAAGCCGCACCAAAGCCTAAATTCTGGCATGAGCAGACTTTGAACGAGATTTTTGCGTCAACTCCTACCAAAAGAAACACTAGAATATGATAAAGGCGTAAAATGCGCTAACTTTTAGGAGTATGTATGGCCTATGATGCCGTGTACTGGAGAGATGAGCTAAAACGCTACTCTGACGATTATCGCAAATTCAAAGAAGCTGGTCGCAAGATCGTCAAACGCTATCGTGACGAAAGAAAAGACAGCGCCTATTCTGACGCCCGATTCAACATTTTTTGGTCAAACATCAAGACCTTAAAGCCTGCTGTTTACTCTCGCCCCCCAAAGGTTGAGGTTTCACGCCGTTTCAAGGATAAGAACGACATTGCGCGTGTGGCGTCAATGATTCTTGAGCGAGTGATTGACTATGAGTTGGTTCAATATCCTGACTACAACTCAGCCGTTTCTAATTCTGTTGATGACCGTTTGATCGTTGGTCGTGGCGTTTCTTGGATTCGCTATGAGCCAAAGATCGAAACGATTGAAGAACCCCAAATCAGCGATGACGTTGAAAACGAAGGTTACGCGCCTGGTCAAGGCGAAGATAATCTAGAGGAAAATGGCCTCGCTGGTGAAGCTCCTGAACCAATGGAGCAAGTTACCGATGAACGCACTCCTGTGGACTACGTTTTCTGGGAAGACTTTGCCCACTTGCCTGCCCGTACATGGGAAGAAGTGACTTGGGTAGCCCGTAGGTTTACATGAGCCAAGAAGAAGGCGTAGAGCGCTTTGGTGACCTTTTTAAAGAAGTGCCACTGACTCACTCGCCTGATTTGGAAGGTGAAGACAAGACCACAACTCAATCGCTGAAAAAGGCTCCTGTTTGGGAGATTTGGTGCAAGCCAAGCAAGAAGGTTTACTGGATTGCCGACCACTTTGATGAAATCCTCGATGAAAAGGATGACCCATTAGAGCTGGAAACATTCTTCCCTTGCCCCAAGCCGATCTTTGCAACCGTCACAACAGACAGCTTGATTCCCGTTGCGGATTTCAGGATGTATCAAGACCAAGCAGATGAGATTGATGACATTACAGGTCGAATCCAACATTTGACCAAAGCCTTGAAGGTGATGGGCATTTACGCCGCTGACGAACCATCTCTTGCCCGATTGATGAAAGAAGGCAACGATGCGGTGATGATTCCTGTGGAGAACTGGCCTGCGTTCATGGAAAAGGGCGGTTTGCAAAATGCCGTTCAATTCATGCCATTGGCTGACGTAGTGAATTCTCTGACTTCGCTGTATCGCGCCCGTGATGCTTGCAAGCAAATCATTTATGAAACCACAGGCTTGAGCGACATTATCCGTGGCGCTTCTGTTGCTTCTGAGACTGCTACAGCTCAAAACATCAAGGCTCAATTTGCATCCATCCGTCTGAACGACATGAAGGATGATGTGGCTCGATTTGCGCGTGACTTGCTCCGCATGAAGGCAGAAGTCATTTGTTCAAAGTATCAGCCTGAAATCATTCTTCAAGTCTCTGGTATTGCCAACACGCCTGACGGTCAAAACCCTGAAGTCGTTGCCGCTGCTATCGCCTTGCTCAAGAACGAATCATCCCGTAACTTCCAAATTGACATTGAAACTGACACTTTGGTGCAGTTGGATGAGCAAGCTGACAAGCAAAGCCGTGTTGAATTCCTGCAAGCCGCTTCTGGCTTTATGAATACAGCCATGCACGTTGCCCAAGCCGCACCTGATGCTATGCCTTTGATGATGAACATGATGCTGTTCGGCATCCGTGGATTCAAGGCAGGTCGTGAGCTTGAAGGGCAGTTTGAATCAACTATTTCTCAAATGGAAGAAAAAGCCAAGCAGATTCAAGCTCAACCACCACAACCATCACCTGACCAAGTTCGCGCTCAAGCTGAAGCCCAGAAAGCTCAGATTGAAGCAGCAATGGAACAGGAAAAACTGCGCTTTGAGCAAGAAAAAGCCACAATGCAGTTGCAGATGGACAGATGGAAGACTGAATTCGAAGCTGAAACCAAGAAGGAAATTGCCCAACTCCAAGCCAATACTGATTTGCGCTTGAAAGGCATGGACAAATCCACTGACCTGATTGAGTTTGACGATTTGGGTCAGCAACAGGCTTCAGCCGTGATTCAGAATACTCTTGAGCAAAGCAATCAAGCAATGACTGCTAACATGGCTCAAGTGATTCAAGCAATCCAAGCTGCAAACGAGCAACAAACACAGGTTTTGGCAAATATGGTTGCCCACCTGACCAAACCTAAACAAGTGTTGCGTGATAGCAACGGTAAAATCATTGGAGTTCAATAAAAATGGCCTCGTTCAATAAGTTCCAAAAAGGTGTTGAAGCTCTGTTAGAGGGCATCAATGCAGGCTCAGACGCATGGAAAGTCGCACTGACTAACCGCGCACCTGTTGTAGCTTCTGACGCTACGCTGACAGATGCAAGCGAAATCTCTGCTGGCAATGGCTACACGGCTGGCGGCAATGCGGCCTCAACCACTTCATCTGCGCAGACAAGCGGCACATACAAATTGATTTTGGCTAGTCCAGCTACATGGACTTGTTCTGGTGTTTCAATGGGGCCATTCCGCTATGCTGTTCTCTATGATTCGACCACTAACAACTTAGTTGGCTATTGGGATTACGGTTCATCTGTGACATTGTTGTTGGGTGAATCGTTCACTGTTAGCTTGGATGGCACTAACGGCGTCTTTACGGTGGCGTAATGGCAACTAGCGCAACCTATGGCGTAGCTGCTTATGGCAGTAGTCAATATGGGGTTGTTTTTGTCACTGGTGGTGCGGGTTCATACACGTTCACTGGTGGCTCTGCTACGTTCAGATATGACCACAATCTAACCGCACAAACGGGTTCTTTTGCCTTAACTGGACAAGATGCCCAACCTGCTGTCAGCCATCTCTTAAATGGCGATGCAACTTCGTATGCTTTAACGGGTAGTTCTACAACCCTGATTCATAACGATGTTATTTATGCAGGATATTGGCAATTCAACATCACAGGCAACGATGCTGGATTGACTGCTGACAGAGTTCTTACATCTGAATCAGGCGCTTATTCAATTACTGGTGGTGATGCAACTCTAGCCAAAGACTATATTTTTGGCTGTGATGCTGGTTCGTTTGCTTGGATTGGCAAAGATGCTAGCTTGGTTTATACGCCTGTTGTAACTGAGATCATTACCACTGGCGGCATCCCCAAGAAGGTCAAAACCAAGGTTAAAAAGAACCAACGGGATGAGGTTGAAGCAGTAGTCCGTGAGGCTTTTGACAAGATGGACGGTACTTATGTGCCGCCAAAAGTTGTTGCTGAAATCCAAAAAGAAGTCAAAAAAGAGATCAAGCAGATTGATTTAGGTCAGTATGATGTGGCAATGGCGCAAATAAATGCGTTATTATTGACCGCAAAGTTAAAGATTCACGAATATGAATCTGAATTGGATGACGAAAACGCACTACTGCTCATTATCTAATGCCAATCTATCAAACAAAATGTTCCAAATGCGGCTCTGAACAAGAGATTTACCGCAGTCTTGCTAATTTCGATGACCTGCCCGATTGTTGTGGCATAAGAGTTGAGCGTATGCTTTGCGCTCCTATGGTGATCGCTGACATTCAGCCATATAAATCACAACTTACTGGCGAAATGATTATGTCCCGATCTCAGCATCGTGACCACCTAAAATCTCATGGCTGTGTTGAGGTAGGCAATGAACCTGTAAAGCCTAAAACAAAGTCGTGGATTGAGGAAAAAGCCCAAAAAGAATCCATCCGCAAGGAAATCGCAGCTCGTATTGACAACATCTAGGAGATTAAATGTCAGAAGAAAACCAACTGGATACCCAGGAAGTTCAACCCGAAGATACACGTGATGTTATTGCACGTGAATTTGACAGACTCGATGCGGCTGAAAAAGCCAGCGAGCAAGATCGTGATGAAGGCGGTAAATTCGCTCGTAAACCTGCTGAAGCCGAGCCTGAAAAGATGAGAATCCGCTAAATCAACAAAAATCTGTTGAAAAAGAGGAAACTCAA